GCGGGAGTTCTTCAAGGTCGGCTCAGAACTGGAACATTGCCTGCGCGATGCCTACTGGATGCCCGGCAACGCCATGCCGGACAACCTGAAGCCGTTCGCAAACGGTATGAACTACGGCATCCAGTCCCTTTTTTCCGCCACCTGCCACACGATGGAAGCAATGGAACGGTACGCTTCCGCACACATCGCCGGGGAAGAACTCATGCGGAGGGGCGCACAATGAGCGGCCTCACCACCCTCGACGCCGCCAAGGGAATGCAGCGCAAGCACGCCAAGCTCCTGCGGGACATAGACCGCCTCCGCTCCACCCTCCCGCCGGACTTCGCGGCCTCGGCCTTCATCCCGGACGCCCGCATCGATGCCGCCGGGAACCGACAACGCTTCTTCCACCTCACCCGTAATGCCCTGCCCTTCCTCTTCATGGGGCAAGCCACAAAACACGAAATCCGCTGGATGGCCGAAACCGTCCGCCGCACCGCATAAACCAGAAGCCCCGGCGGAATCTCTCCCGCCGGGGCTTCTTCCTTTAAAGCTTCCCATTCAACCATATTATCGATAAATTCATTTTCATCTAACGAAAAGGAGCATCGTATGAGTTGCCTCGCCTATACGCAGTGTTACTTCCCTCCAACTCCTTTACCGAAACTCTTTTCTATACAACCTACAGGTATTTTTTACTTTTCTATAGGTCACGTTTTTTGGATAGCAAATGATTCTCTTAGAATATCTGACGCCAAGACGCAAGAACATCCATGTGTTGTGATAGACTTGGAAACCATTGGCGGAAAATTAACAGGCTATGTTGCTGTTCTTTCATCGAAAGAAACTGGACAGAACACATGTATCGCTATTGATACCCCAACTGTTCATGGAGTTCGAGTAAGTAACTGGAAGCCAGACCATTTTGTTACAAGTGTTAATCAATTTACCATTGCGACTATAGCACCTTCAAAGTATCGTTATCTAGGAATGATCACACCAGCATCTCTTGCCACAGTTGAAAACGCGTGTTTTGGAAGAACCATTAAGGGGATGAGCAATCAACTTCCTATGTTTTCTGACCTCATGGAGAACCGAAAGACACAATGGCAACAGGAGCGAAAGAGAGCAGAAGATGCCTTTTACCAGGCGAACAGAGAGAGAAAAGCACAACCACCCACCTTTAACACCTCAAATCCTTTTAGTTTTTTGAGTATTTCTGAATCTAGCAGTGATTCTGAATAGAGAATACATAGGGTCAGGACTCGTTATTCCCAATGAAGTGAAAACAGGGTATGCTGAAGACATGGAGGTGTCGCATGCGTACCCTGTTTTACCTTTCCGAAAGCCAGATGGAACGGATCAGCCCTTTCTTTCCCCGCTCTCACGGTATCCCCCGTGTCGATGACAGGCGCGTCGTCAGCGGTATTCTTTACGTTATCAAACATGGACTTCAGTGGAAGGACGCTCCCGCGGAATATGGTCCGTACAAGACGCTGTACAATCGGTTCGTCAGATGGAGCAGGCTCGGTGTTTTCAGCAGGATCTTCACCGAGTTGGCAAACCAGTCTCTCATGACTGCTCTTGCAGGTTCCCTCTGCCAGAAGAACAGTCCGTCCACCAGCTTTCGGGGCCATGCCCTCACCCCGTCCCGCGCCCAACGGTAACAGCGCGAGGACAGGGTTTCGTCCGGCCAGCCGCCGAGGAGCGTATTGATGAGCTGGTCAACGGCGATCAACGTTCGTTTTCCGTAGGTCACGCGGCTTCAACCTCTTCCGGCGTGGTCGCGGCCTCCACCGCCGCCTTACGTTCCCCGCCGCGCTGCATCGTCCCGTTCTTGTGCCGCATGGCCCCGCCAGCATAGAGCGCGAGGAAGCCCGATGCGTCGAACGTCAAACGCTCAAGCTCACCGCCCGGCGTGTAGGCGTTCCACGTTACGGAGTCCGGCAGGCCCGGCATTCCCGATTGCTTCATCAGGCAGACGTTCGCCGTATCCGCAAAATTCTGCTGGTCAAAGGTGTCATAGCTGAAATGATAGGTGACTCCGCCCACGGCATAGTCGAACCCGGAAGCAATGGCGGCGGACGTTTCAGCGTCGATCCATGCCTTCTTCGCTGCTTTCAGTTCCTCCAGCGTAGGCGTTTTGGCGGATTCATCCTGTACAACTTCGGGGTGCCGCTTCACATAGTCAGCAAGCACATTATGCATGTCCGTCCACTCGCCATCGTTCGGGACATGATAGAGGCCGCTTCCAAGAACAAGATCCACCCGTTTAAGCACATAGGAGCCATCACCGCGCAAAATGATTTCAGAAAGATCCCATTTGTGGTTCGCCTCATCCAAAAGAATATCGCCATCAATTGTATATTCCACGGTGTTACCCTACCTGAAAAAATACGCCGAATTCTTCATCAGGGAAATTATCTCTGAAAAAGGTCCCAAAGACGTGTCCGCCCTCATAGACTCCGGGTTGTATCGTTGTGTTGAAATACCACAAGGTGATCGGATAAAAGACGGCGAACTGTCCGCCGCTCGGTCCGACGACCCTATGTGTCGAACTAGATACCCATTCCGTACGTCCTCTCCGTATTGCCCCGGTGATGAGATTCGTATTCCCCGCCATCCCAACGCTACCCGCACTGTTCGCATAGTTGGCGGAATTGGCATAGTTCACGCTGAAATTTGAGGGGTTGTAGACGTACATGTTGACGCCGTCATTACCTCCCCACAGCCAACCTGGTTGGCCTCCCTGCCCCGCCCAATTCCAGACGGTATCGACGCCCCCTTCCCTGCGCAGGCGGTTCGCGGCCCATGCCGTCCCGCCATTTGCCGGAGCACTTCCGGCGGTATCTGCGTATCCGGCGGTATCGGCTTTCGCATGTATTACACGGCCATCCATATATGCCTCCCCCGTGTCCGGGGAAAAACGAAATGAATGCCCTTGATTGCCACGCGCCCCAGAGAGCACGATTACCCTTCTTCCGCCGTCAACAACCTGTTTTATTTGTATGTCGTTGATTTGGAGAGGGCTATCCGCCACAAGTTCTCTCGTGCCGTCTTCATAAGTCACAGCAGCAATGGACGTGATATGTCCACTGCTATTTTTTGAATAGAATTGCGTGTATTTAGCGTTATCCGATGCGCGCTGTATGACATCGAACCCGCCCATGACCACGCTGTTTTTGTCGCCAAGAAACATGCCGCGTTCGGTATTCGCGGGAGGGGCTACGGCGATGTCGTTGGCGGGATCATTGATCTGGATGCTGCCCGTCATGACGCCGCCGCCAGTTGAGAGCGCTGGCTTGTACTCCCCGCCTCCGGTCAAAAAGCTTTCCTGTTGCCCGGCGGCTGCGGGCGGCACAAGGCCGCTTGTCCCGGCTGCCGATGCCGTCGCGCCCTCGTATTCGGGGACGGAGATGATGCCGTTGTTGACGGTGAGGCCGTCGCCGATGCGTGAAGACGACACAATTTCTGACCAAGAAGACCAATCATTACTCGCTAAGCGATACTGCCTGAGGAACATACGTTCTCTTGCTGATGAATAGGCATATACTATCTGATACAAATTCTTTGTGAATGCGTCTTTTTTACTGTAAAAAACTTGCAGGAAGGCAGCACTTCCAACGATTGGGCCATTCACGCCGCCTGTTGCGTTTATTAAGTAAAATCCTGCTTCGGTAACTGTATTGTAGTCTACATTATTCCCAAGTTCTCGTGCTGCCCCGATCTGCCCCCGCGCGCTCGCCAGATCCCCGAGATCCCCACCAATCGCCACGTCCTTCGCGGTGATCACGCCGCCCGCGTCGGCCTGCGTGGTCTTTCCGTCGACCTTCGCCAGCCCCGCGTGGCCTTCCGACACATACCCGACATTGGCGAGGTCCTGCGCCTCGTCGCGGGCCGCTTCCGCCGCTATGCGGGCGGATTCGGCGGAAAGGGCCGCCGCGTTCTTCGACGCAAGGGCGTTCGTCTCGCTGACTTTCGCGTTGTCTTCCGAAACCTTTGCGGCCCCCGCCGAGCCCGAGGCTTCACCCGCCTTCCTTTTCGCCACCTCTTCCGAGTCGTGGGCGTTCCGTTCGCTCAGAGCCGCCGCGTCGACGCTGGCGTTCACATCCACGGCAAATTCGTTCAGCGCGGGGATCAGCGTCTTGTTCAGGTCCTCGTTGACCATCTTTTCCTGCGCCTTCAAGCTATTGAAGGTCATCGTGTCGAACCGTTCCTGATCGCCGACCAGACGGTTCGGTGGCTCGGGAATCGGGGAAATCTTGGGAAGCTGCTTTACTGCCATTATTTCAACCCCTGTACGTCAATGTTCATGCTCACTTCATTCGGCCCGATGACGGTTGCGTTCCAATCCTCAAGCCAACCCCAGACAGTCAGCGACTGGTAGGAGCCGATGCCCTCGTTGTCGTCCCCGAGCCAGAGCGCGGGAAGGCCGTGCATCCGGGCGAGGATTTCCCGCACGCTGTCCAGCCGGGACGGGTGCAAATACAGCGGCAGGCTCGTGCGCTTGGCGTTGGCCCGCTTGACCAGCCGCGTGTTGCCGAACTCGTCGGTGTCCTTTCTGGAATAGTCCCGGATGCCGAGCCGGGTATTGTACTGCGTCGTACCGATAGGCCACGCCTGCCCCGCGATGACCTGCCCGAGCGCCGGGCCCCCTTCCTGCGTGAGCGTGACCTCAAGCGTGGCCACGGGCGACATGGGAATATTGGTCACGGCCTGATCCACGATGCGCTCAAGGGGCAGGAAGTAGTATTTCCAGTAGCCGTCCACGTCTTTCAGCGTATTCACCGTGCGGTCGTACATGACGAGGCCGTCGCCGTCCTTCACCACGGCCCGGATGCTGGTAGCCTTGAAGTTCAGGAGGGCAAAGGCCGTACAGCGGTTGAAGGTTGCCGCAAACGTCATGACGTCCTCAGCCGCGACCGTCTGCGTGGACACGTACTGGTCGAGCATTGCGTAACGGTTCGTCGGCCCCATGAGCCGCCATGCCGCATCCGTCCCTTCGCAATTCTGGTCAGGCCGCTTGCCCGTGCTGGCGGTCACGGCCTTGTAGACCCTATGCTCATGGATGACGGAATCCCCGATCTCATAGGCTGTGCCCGCGTTCCACGCCGGGGCGTCGTTTTCCGGCACGGTGCTGGACAGCAACCGGATGGCCTGCGGCTCTATGAGCTTCATGCCCGCACCCCCGGCATCCCCTCGGCGTCCCACGCTTCCACCATGTCGGACGTGCGGCGGGAAAATCTGGCGATCTCGGACATGGAAATGAGCATGTCTCGGCGAAGCTCATAGACCTCCCGCCGCAACGCCTTGACTTCCTCGCGGCTTCCCGAATCGGTGTCAGCCGCCCGGGGCGTCGCGCTGCGGAACAGCGCCGCCGTATCCGCGGCTGTGTACACGCGCCCCGGCTGCGAGAAGTTCACAAGCTCCGGCCCTTCCTCGCCCAAAAGGGACCAGCCCGGCATGGCAAGCCCGCCCCGGGCGAACGCCTTCACTCCGGCCTTGTCGCCGGCCGCACCCAAAAGCGGCTTCAACTCGGCAATCTGCTTCTCGATTTCCTCAAGCGTGGCGCTCTGGCCCTGCAACTCCGCAAGCGCCGCGTTCTGGACATCAAGCTGGCCTTGCAGCGCTTCAAGTTCCTTGTCGGCTGCGGACACCTGCGCGCCCGCCGCGTCCTGCGCGGACTTCAACTGTGCGTTCACCGCCCAGAAAGCGTCGAGGTATTCTTCTTCCGTCCCCGCCGTCTGCTTCACCAGATCGAGCAGGGAATTGCCCACGCCCGCAAGCTGGCCCGCCGCGTCGGAGTCGCCGCCAAGCGCCAGCCCGGACAGCCGCCGGAACTCGGCCTGCACCGTTCCGAGGCGGTTCTCCGCGTCGAGGTTGGCGCTCCCGGCAAACAGGTTGTACCGGGATTGACCAAGGCTCTTGTCGAGCCCTTCCCATGTGCTCTTGAGCGTCTTCGCGGCGGAAAGCTGCTCGTTGATGGCGTTGATCTGCTCATGTATCGCCTGTTGCTGAAGCTGGACCCGCTGCTGTTCCAGCGCATCCATCTGCGCCTTGAGCGAATCGTATTCGGACTTTGCGGCGTCCTGCGCGGCCTTTGCGGTTTCGGCGGCGTGGAGCTTCAACAGTTCCGCCACCTGCGCGGAGCCTTCCCCGAACTGTTGGATCGTCTCCCGCAACTCGTTGGCCTGTGAGATAGCCCGTCCCACCTCATCGGCATTGCCGTTCACCGCCGCCCACCGCTGCGCGACGGACTGGTCGAACGAGCGCAGCATTTCCTCCGTGGCCTGTTTCACCACCTCGGCGCGCATGGCCTCCACCTGCGCAAGCTGCGATTCCGTCGCCCCGATGATCTCAAGCGCCTTCTTGCGCTGGTCCACGGCCTCATTCGCCGCCTTCACCGCCTGCGCGTAGGCCGAAAGTGGGTGCAAGGACTCGTCCAGCGTCTTGATGTAGTCGTTGATGAAGGCGTTCCGGTACTCATTGATGAGGCCCGCCGCGTACTGCGCGTTCACCCCGGAATCCTTCATGCCCTGCGTCCATGCGTCGAGCTGCGCCTTGGCGGACTGCGCCTGTTGCTCCATCTCGGATAGTGGGCTCGTGATAGCATCAGTCGCGCTCTTCACCGCACTGATTGCGGAAAGCGCCGTGGACGCCTTCTGCAACCCCTCGTCGGTGGTGACGTCAAACGAATCAAAGAACTGCGAGATGCCCGCGTTCGAGAAAACCTGTTGGGCTACGGCGGTCATCTGGTTGCGCATGTCCTGCGCCGCTTCCTCAAGCCGCTCCTCGGCCATGCCCTCTTCCCACCACTGGAAGTTCCACGACGCATCGGAGACGCCCCGCCCGGCGGACCATGTGGAAGTCTCAAGGCCGGACAGCGCGCTCTGGCGGATCTGCTCAGGCAGCGCCCCGGCAATATCCAGAAGGCTCCCGGCGGTCTGGCTGGCGACTTGAGCAATCCCCTGCGCGAACGGCTCGGCCTCGGACTTCCCGGCCCGGTCGTACCAAGCCCCGCCCATAAAGGCGTCGATGTACGTCTGCTGATCCCGGGAAAACCCCACGTCTTCCATTTTGCCGTACACGCTGGCGTGTGTCCGCCGTCCGCCGCCGAAGAGGGAACCAATCCCCCCACCGAGCAGACTGCCGATTGTACCGCCAAGGAGCGTACCGATGCCGGGCACTACGGAACCGATGGCCGCGCCGAGCCCGCCACCAATCCCCGCGCCTGTGCTGATGTTTGGCTGGTTGGGGAAAAGCAGGCTGCCCGCAAGGGAACCGAGGCCGAACCCTGCGCCGGCCGCGCCGAGCGTGCCGAGAAGCGTGGAACCTCCTACCCCCCAACCCCCTGTAATGCTATTCGCCAATGCATTGAATTGAGCCTCAGTTGCCGAAGACGCGAAAAAACCACCCGTCAAATTTGAAGCGAAACTGTTGATTCCCCCGGTTATGCCGGAAAAGAGCCCCGCCGCGCCAGACGTCCACGAATCCGGCAGGATGCTGGAAAACGGTATGTTGCCGAGAAGTCCGCCAGTACCGCCGCTGTCACTCCCCGAGCCCCCCGCCGCATACGCCACGCCGCCCGTGCCGAGCATACCGGACACCACACCAGCAATCTGAACCGTGATGGGCCGGGTGATGGCCATATGCATCAAATCGGCAAGGAACGACGCGAACACGGAACGGAATGAAGACAGGGACACCTTGCCCGTCTCGATCATCTGCTCCCATGCCGACTTCCAGCCGGAATCCATGCCGGAGAACAGGCCACGGAAAGCGTCGTTCATTGACTTGGCCTGATTCGAGGCCTCAACCTGATAGTCGCGCAAGGCCACCTGTGCGCCGTCCATCGCCTCGCGGCTGGCCCGCTGGATCTGGTCACGCTTCCATTCTTCAAGGCGGACAATATCGACCCCGGCCTTCCGGTATTCCTCAACCTGCTTCGAGATGGATTTTGACACGGCTTCAGACGACAGGCCTACCATGTCGGCATATCGCTTCTCGAAGTCGAGACGGAGATCGGCATTCTTCTTCAGATCGTCGTCACGCTTGGCCTCGGCCTCCCGGAGCTTCTGAGTCGTCTTTGCGGCCTCCTCACGAAACTTGAGGCCCTTCCACTCTTCCGCCTGCGCAACGGTGAGTTTCTTGGTGGCCACCATGCGGGCGGCATCGGCTTCAATGGCAATTTGAGTTTGCTTGGATTGCTCCCGGATTTTCTCCGCCATCTGGTCAAAGGACTTGGCGGCAGGGATATTCGCGGCCTCCAACGCCTCTACGGATTTCCGCAGCTCATCAAGATTGGTGGCCGACAATGCCGCTTTTTTCGCGGCATCTTCAGCGGATTTCATGCCTTTCTTGTTCAACGCTTCGAGCTGACGATCATATTCTGCGTCAACCTTCAAAAGCTCTTTTTGAAGACCAGAAAAATCCTGTCCCTGTTGCTGGTACAAAATCATTTTTTTGGTAAGAGCTAACACCGTTTCGTCATAATCTTTATTCAATGCGGCGATTTTACTTTCAGTAGTATTCTTAAGAAAATCTGCCGTCCTAGCCTCCCCTTCTGCAAGAATTTTATTCGCTTCCTCCTGTACTGATTTCATTTTTTGGGCATCTGCTAAAACAACTTTTTCGTATTCTCTGAATATTTCTTTCTGTTCTTCAGTATACTTTTTAACTGTTTCACCAAATGGGACACCCCACATGGGCATTGTCGTAGCCTTTTCCCAGCCCGCAGCCTCCATCCTTTTCTCAAGCTCTTGTTCTCGTTGTGCGGCATTGGCCTTACCCATAGCATCTGTAATAGCATTAATAGCCGTGATGATAGGGCCGTTGTCCATCACCGTCGCTTTGAACAAATTCCATTCCGTGCTCAGGCGGTTCACCGCCCCCTGTGCACCTTGTGCGGCCTGTTCCGCCGCTGGCCCGAACTCATCCTTCAGAACGGCGGCTAGCTTGGGAAGCATATCTTCCGCAGTGACCTGCCCTTTCTTGAGCATATCGTCGAGCTGTGCGGTGGTGAAACCCATAGCCTTCGCCGCAAGATTGAACGCACCGGGAAGGCGTTCACCCAACTGCCCGCGCAGCTCTTCCGCCTGCACCTTCCCTTTGCTGATCATCTGCCCTAGCGCGAGGAATACGCCGTCCATCTGTTCTGTGCTCAGGGACAAAGCGGCACCGGCTTGGGATACGCCTTCAAAAATGCCGTTCAGATCTTTTTGGAGCGCGCTCCCCTTCCCTGCGGCAAAGAACCCTTTGGCCGCTTCTGCTGTCGACTGGAATTCGAGCCCGAGCTTGTTGCTGATCTCATAGATGTAATCGAGTTGGGAGACAGCCCCTGAGGTGGAGCCTTCAATGGTGGTGTATGATTTAACTAGCCTGTCCATTTGCAGCGAGGCGTCAAAACAAGCTTTTCCGGCATAAATCGCCGCCGCGCCGATGGCCATGACCGGAACGGCGGCGGCCTTCGCGCCGCTCCAAAGCGTAGACATAGCCCCGGATGTATCGCCCAACTGCACCCGCAATTTAGCAAGCTCAAGCGTGGATAGCCCGGCGTTCTTCTGTAGATACTCAAAAGCCCGGTTCGCAGTCGCGGCGGCCTGAGACTTGAGCATGGAATTGGTCAGGCCTTCAAGCTGCTTCGAGCTGACCCCGGCGGCCTTGGCGATTTCATCCAGCCCCGACACCTGCCCCTTGAACGCACCCGAAGCCAGCGCCGTCTGTGCCGTCTTCAATTCCCGCGTCAGTTTGTTGATGCCCCCGGTGAGATCCGCCTTGGAAACCGCATTACCTATACTCTTGGCAATGGCTTCGCCTTGCTCTTTGGCAACCAGCTTGGCGCGGTTCAAATCGGTTTCAAACGCGGAGTAATCACCACGGATCGCTATATAAATGCCGGGCGTTTTTCTTGCCATGCCTCACTTCCTGTCTGATACGGCATGGCGATTTCTGCGAATGGAAGTTGACTTTCTCTGTAGGTTATGGTTCGAAAAATAAGAAAACCTATTGTAGAGACTCATGTTAAGAAAAACTAACAGGGGGGAAGTGACAAATGGTCTCTGTCATTCAAGGAATATTGATACTCTTTGGAGCGTTCGCAGCACTTGAAGCTTTTCTGGCATATCAGAACGCACAATCAGCCATGCATCAGGTTTATGCAGGAACATGGTTCATTGTTTTAGCTATCTGCATAGCTGGAATTGGTATTATCCAAGCTATTTCGAGTCTGAAATCACAGAGTTCGATAGTGGAAAATTCGAGGAATAAAATTGAGGGAGAGTCCAAGTAGCTCTACCAGATTTTACTGTGGAAGTGGTGTTGAACCCAAACGCCATTGAGCAATCAAGGCCGGGACCCCACATCCCGGCCCTTTCAAAAATCGCTATGCCGTTGTCAATGAACCGCTCACCGCGTGGATGCGGAAGCCTGTTGCGTTTTTTCAGCCTGTTTCGCGGCGTTGCGGCGGATGACCGTTTCCACGGCCTGCACCTTCCGCCACATGCCGGGCGTCAGATCGATGCCGAAAGCTTCCGCCACCAGCGCCAGCGCGCTGTAGTCGAACCCCACAGGGCCGCCCATGCCTGACATGCGGAGTTGGGTAGCGCCCGCCTGGAGCAGTTCCCATGCGGCGGCGTTCTCCGGCATGAGATCCGGGCAACGCCCCTCGCACTCTTCACAATCCAGATCGTCGCGGTTCCGGGAGGCCTTCCGGCAGGTGGCGCAGTATTCCGCGCCCTCACCGGAAAGCCACTCCCAGACCGCCGCTAGTTTTTTTCTTCTTCCGCCACGCCGAAGGTTTCGTTCACGATGGCCTTGTGCAGGGCGAGGATGTCGGGGAAGGGCAGTTCGTCCGTCTGGGCCGCGTCGAACCCGGCGACGGTGAACACGGCGTCCATGCCCTCGGAAATCGAATACCCGCCGCCCATGAGGTCGAAGCCCTGCGCCTTGAGCGCCTTGATGTCCTTGCCTTTGAGCGGGTTCACGATGAAGTCCTGACCGGAAAGAGTAATGGTACGCATGGTGTTTTCCTTTTGAGTTTGCTGGTTAATAGGATTCCACGTCATTGACGAGAGTAACGACGACAGAGGCGTTGTCCGCGTTGTCGTTGAAGTACGCCGAAAAACTCTGATCCATCTTGATCCCCGTGGGGCCGTCCACGGTCGGGCCGTCATAGCTGAGCTGCACTTCCGGGACGCTGAACGTCAGCTTGTTGCCCTCATCGATGGCGAACGACAGATCAAGGCTGAGTTCCTCGCTGTTCTTGGCCTTCATGAGCAGGGCCTTGTCCGTGATGAACACGGTGAGGCTGCCGGTAACCGCCATGACGCCCTGAGGCAGATCATAGACCCGCCCCTTATCGCCGAGCTTGCGGATGCTCGAATCCAGCCCGAAATCAATATTGAGGCTGCAATCAGTAACCACGCCGATCTCCGCGCCGCCGCTCAACAGGGAACCCTGAAAATTGTTGAACCGCTTCATGGCCACGGACGGGGCGCTGGCGTTGTAGTCGGCATCCACATAATCGGCATCGCGCCCGAGCATGTTGACCGTGGCGGTCAATTCCCCGTCGCCGCCCGCCTGCATAGCCAGAGACGACACCTTGCAACCTACAAACTGGCCGTAGATGTCCCCATAGGTGGCCTGCATGACGAGGGACGGCATGTCCTTGTTGGACTTCCAGACATGGGTAAACGGCGCGGCGGCGGGCTCTCCCGTCCCGGTCGTGGCCGGAGCGCCGAACATAGCCCTGAGCCAGTGGCCGAAAGCCCGTGCGTCAACCGGGACGACAACGCCGCCGGACACTTCAAGGTTCCCGTCAAAGGGTTCCGCCGGGTCATAGCGGCCCGTCAGCGTCCCCGGGGTGTTCTTGGCGCGGGACGGCTTCAGGGAAAACGAGTTGATGGGGAGGAGGACACCCCCCGGCGTAGTCGGAGCCACGCCGTAGGACGTTTCCACGTCCATCAGGACTTTGGTTCTGGCGCCGACCGCAATCTGTTTGTTGGGCATGTTTCAATCTCCTATTCGGTTTCGAGGAACCAGACCTTGAACTCCATGTTCACGCGGAAGTAATTCGTCCCGTCCTCGTACAAATCCTGATCCTCGATCAGATGCGCGCTGAACCGCGGGCCGCTTGGCGGCATGGCGGCACGAACGGCCTTGGCAATGGCTTTTGCCTCGTCATAGTCCCGCGCCCATACGTCGATCTGAAGGTCGATTTCTTCCAAGCCGGAATGCCCGGACAGCGTATTTGCGGGCCTCCCGCCGATGCGCTGGAACGTGATGCATGGGAGTTTTGTCCCCTGCGGGATCACCAGCGCGAAAACCTTGTTCCCAACCAGCGCGGACAAGCCCGCATCCTCCCGCAGCGTCCGCAACAGGACGATTTCAAAATCAACGGCGCTTGCCATAATGCGGGTCCCCCATCATGTCCTGAAGTATCGTATCCACCTTTCGCCGGACGGCGTTGCGGGCCTTGCGCAGGAAGTGTGTTCCAGTGACATAGTTGGGTACATGCTTCACAACCGTACCGTCTTTTTCCACAACCAAATCATGCCCGAACTCCACAAGATGGCTGTGCGGGGCCTTCACATAGACCACATAGCCGCCGTCCTTATACTTCGAGCGGTAGATCCAGATGGATTGCCGCAGCCTTCCCGTCTTGTCCCTGAACGCCGTCGAAGCCTTGGCCTTTTCAAAGACCTGCGCGGCAATCCCCCCAAGATCGGAATCGATTTCCGCCCGCACTCCGGCGCGGATTTCCTCAATCGGGATGTCCACCACGACGTCATTGCTCACAGCTTACCTCCCGGCACATCAACACCAGTTCCCGGCCCCGGTTGTCCGGCAACGGGGCAACGATGTTGAACACCTTCCCGTTGTGGATGACGCGCATGTCCGCCGTCACGTCCGGCCTATACCGGATGCGGATGCGCTGCGTGACTTCGGACTGTGCCTGTTGGCTGGCGAAAAACTCCCGCCCGCTCATGGCTTCCAGCGAAGCCCAGACCGTCGCCACGTTTTCCCAGACCTTGCCATGTAGCGGGGCTCCAAATTTCCCAAAAACGAGTTCCTGCCGCTGGATGGTCACGCGGTGGCGAAGCATTCCGGCACGCATCACGCTCTCCACGCTTTCAGGGCTTCTTTCCGTTTGGCTTCAATCGAGCCAACGACTACGAGCGCGAACAGCGGAACGCCCAGAAAGAGGAGAATCCCGAACATTCCCCGCAGGGACCAGTGCCAGAGGGCAAAATTCAGGGTCCACGCGGCAAGGGAACAGAAGAGATAGCCCGGGCCGCACACCAGAAGCAGGCCCATAAAGACAAGCCTCAAGACTCTCATGGGGGTCCATTTGAATTCCCGGTATTTTTTCACTTCACCATCAGTCATCAGAAACCTCCCGCAACGACATAGGGATCAAGCAGGCAATCCACGAACGTCCTGTCGAACTGGTTGAAGTTCGCCCCCACGGCGAAGCTCTCCCGCTGTTCGTACAGCGTCCCGATCCGCACCAGCATCCACTGGCGGATCGGTTCCGGGAACCTGTCGGCGGGATAGCCCGCCCTCACCGTCAGCACGGTTTCCCCCTGCGGGAAATCCGGGCCGGGGATGAAGGCCGCGCGCAACGGCGACTCCTGCGGCGACAGGCCGGACGGCGTGAAGCCGTACAGCCCGGCGTCCACCGCCTCGCCGCCCACGGTCACGGACTCCACCGCCATGCAGGGCACGAGGGGAAGCCGGAAGGGGGACGTCAGAGGGCCTGTTTCGACCTCCCAGACGGATTCTCCGAATACGCGGCGGGTGACGCCCTCCCCCTGCTGGCGCGCCGCCGTGATCAACACCGTCAACAGGGCATCATCCTCCACGGCTTCGGCGCGGGTGTGCAGCCGGGCCATTTCAAGCGTGACGGGTTCCGCTGCGGGCGGCGTGATCAGGCGTACAGTCATGGCTAGGCCGCCGCGCCGTGCTGGAAGAACTTCACGGCCTGCGCATCCGTCAGGACGCCGCCCGAGCGCATGAAGGCGAGGAACCCCACCTGCCCCTTCTGGGCAAACGCGGAATCCGCAAAACGGTACATGGTGATGCCCATGGCGTCGCGGATGATGTACTTGGAGAAGTCACCGAACAGCACGGACTTGGCCGTCGCCGCCATTGCCGGGACGGACTGGTTGATGACATACCGATAGCCAAGGATGCTCGCGGGTTCCTTCACATCGATGCCGGGAAGCCACAGGGGGCGGCCTTGCCCGTCCTTCAGCTTCTTGATCGCCTTCAGGGTGGCGTCGGCAAACATGAAGGAGCACCGCCCCCCTTCGCGGTAGGCGGGATCAAGGCTGTGCTCCAATTCCACCAGATCGTCGTAGGTCACGGAATCGACCTGCGCCTTCGCGCCGGTGACGCCGAGCGTGGCGCCGGTCAGCACGCCGGAAGGCTGAGAACTGCCCGTTCCAACAGTAAAGTGCTTGTTCGTGATGCGCCCCAAACGGGTGATCAGACGGTTGTTCACGAAGGCCTCAATGTCCGCGTTGGAGTCCTGAAGCAATTCGATGGGCACCGCGACCGTCTTGGAACTGTACTTGTGCACCCCGAGATTCACGACGCCGAACGAGGGATCGGCAGCTGTCGCCGCCGTGTTTTCGCCGAGGATTTCCCCTTCTTCGGTGGTGCCGTCGCTGGTGGGCATGGTCATGGGCACGCCGGTGGCCGTGCTGATCACGGTAGCCACGGAACGCATCCCGCCGAACGCCTTCAACGCCTCAATGATGGTGCCGGAGACTTCCGTGGGTACGGTATACCCGCCCTGCGCATCCGTCCCGGAGCTCATGGTGTTGCGGACGGCGGCCCAATCATCGGGCGTCAACGCCTGCGGGCCGTTCCGCATCCACTTGTCATAGAGGGCGTGCGGCGTGTTTTCCCGTTCATCGCGGGGTTCTCCCGTCAGACGGTCGGCTTCCATGGCCAGCGCCTTTTCATGGCGGGCAATGGCATCATCAAGGGCGGAAATCTCGTCTTCCAGCGTATCGAGCTGTTTGCCGGCCTCTTCCGGGATGGCCCCGGTATGGCTGTCCAGAAGGTTCCGGTACTCGCGGGCCTTGGCCGTGCGCTTCTCGCGCAATTCCTGAATGCTGCTCATGAAAATCTCCTAGTGCCGGGTCACGGCAAACAGGCGGGCGGTACGCTCGTACCGTTCGCGGTTCTGAGGGTTGACGGAAGACGCCGCAGCCGGAACAACCGGAGCGTTGGCGTAGACGGAAAGGTTCCAGTCGGCCTGTGCCTTCGGAGCGGCTTCGGCCACGCGGTCGGCAAAACCGCGCTCAACGGACTCTCCGGCGGAAAACCACGTTTCGGCCTTCATCCACCCGGCGATCTCCTCCGGCGTACAGCCCGTTTTCTTGGCGTAGGTGTCCACCAGCGAGGCGTCGAGCTTTTCCAGCATCTCCGCCGTGTGCAGGAGATCGTCGGCGTTGCCCGCCGTGAACGTCCATGCCTTGTGGATCATGAAGAACCCGCCGGGCGCGATCTCCACCTCGTCACAGGCCACGGCCACGAAGGAAGCCGCGCTTGCCGCGTACCCGTCCACATGGGCGACAATCCGCGCCGGATGGTTCCGTATGGCCGCTTCAATGGCCCGCGCCGCGAACACCTCGCCGCCCGGGGAATTGATCCGCAGGTGGATGGTCGGCGCATCAAGAGCGTTCAATTCTTTGACGAACTTCTCGGCGGAAATGCCGCCCCAATAGTCGTCGCTCACAATCACGTCGTACAGGTACAGCGTGGCCTCCCCGGACTCTTCAGCCTTAGCTTTTGGGGGGCTGACCGTCCTGTTCCGGGCGTTGTCGCGTAGGAGTTTCAACAGTCTGTCCATTTTCGTCCTTTTTCACAGGGTGTTGCAGTTCGTCGCCGCCATCGATGGGCGGCAGGCCCTCGGCGGCCCGGATCTCGTTTGTGGTCATGAAGCCCGGCTCCTGCATGGAGCCGCGGGCGATACGGTAGAACTCGCCCCGCGTCTTGGTATCGCCACGGGTCAGCTCGGATTCGTCGAACTCGGCAAAGAAACCGTCCCGGAACAGCTTGGCCTCAAGCTCCTGTTCAATGGCGGTCAGATGATCGTTCAGGGTGAAGGTCGTAAACCAGCGTGCCATCTGCTCGACGCCGCTCCCCCACGATGAGGTCTTTTCCGTCTCCCCGATCATGACCGGGGGAACGCCGAAGAAACGGCAAATGTCGATGACGGAGAACTGGCGGGACTCGATAAGCTGCGCGTCTTCGGCGGACATGCTCAACGTCTTGGCCTCGCCGCCTTCAGTGAGAAGCAATGGGCGGTGGTGGTTGGCCGTGCCCGTATACCGGGCGTCGAAAAACTCCCGCAGATCGTCGGTTACTTTAGGATCGAGCTTGCCCGGATAGGTCAGGGCAATTTTCGACAGCATCCCATTGCTGAAAAACCGGGCGCTGGACTCTTCCGCCGCCAGCCCGAGGCCGATCCCCTGCCCCGCCGCCGAAATGGTGGACAGGCCCCGCTTGCCGTCCCAGCCGACATTGGGGACGTGCAGCATGTCGTCCTGATCGTAGAGCCGCGCCTGCCCGTCCTCGAACGTCACCCGGTAGAACAGCCTGTTCCGCTCCACGCCGAGCCGCTGATCAAGCCCGAGTTCCCATGCCCAATAGACAACCACGTTGCGCGGGTTCAGGGGATACAGCCCCACGGGTTCGCCGGAACGCTCCCGGATGATGTGGGCGTAGCCGTTCCCCTGAAGCACCTTGTGGGCGACAAAGGTTTTCCAGAACGTGGTGGACGTCATGAATCGGTTGGGCCGCAGGCGCAGCACGTCCGCCAGCGGGTGCCCGTGGGCAAGCTGGCGCTGTTCCGTGCCTTCCCGCAGGTAGACCTTCACTGGAGCCGAAGCCACCGCGCCGCCGAGCAGTCGGACGCAGGCGAACACCGCCGAGAAGCGCATGGCGGACTCGGGCGTCACAACCTGCCCGGAAGCCACCGGCGCGCCCATGCCGAACAGTTCGGAGAAGTCGGAAAAAGAGGCCCCGCCGGATATGCTGGCATTCTGAGGCCGCCCGGTGCGGCGTGTGGCAAGGGGATTCCTTCTCATGCCCGCCATTACAGATCCCCCCACAGGTCAACGAAACCTTGCGTGATGACAGCGCCGGATCCTTCTTCCGGCACGGCCTGCGCCCGACCAAGCGCCATGATCGCGGCCACCGCGCCGTCGATCTTGTATTCGTAACGGTCTTTCCGGGGATAGATGTTGTCCTTGGCGTCCGTGAAACAGACCGTGTTCGACATGCACCACGTCAGGACGGGATTTCCGTCATGGCGAATCTTCCCGGCATCCACCAACGCGATCAGCGTTTTGAAAGGATCGGAGAAGTTTTTCACCGTAGCGCCGAACTCCACCATCGTCAGGCCGGAATCCGCCAGATGCGTCACAAGCTGCGCCGCCTGATACGGGTCATAGGGGCACTCCCGCACCTCAAAACGCTTGGCCTGCTCAAGGATATGTTCCTCAATGGTGTCGTAATCGACCATCCCGCCGGGCGTGAGCGTGATCCAGCCTTCGGAAGCCCACCCCCGATAGATGTCCGCATTCTGGGTGGATTCAAGCGCGTCTTCGGGAAGGAAAAAATCGGCAAACAGCGCATACGTCCCGCCGTCTTCCGGGAAGAGGTACACAACGGCGTTCAGGTCGTTCTTGCTGGCGAGGTCAAGGCCCATGAAACAGGGTTTCCCGGCGAAGCGTTCCCGCGACAGGCCGGGCTCGGCGCACTTCTCCCAGTTCGTCATGTTGAAGGCGGCGGCGCGGGCGTTGCACCAGATATTCAGGTGCTTGGTCTTGAACGTGTTCTGCTTCGAGGGGTTCTGGATGGCCTTCAACTGCTGCGCCAGCAGGTAGTCTTCCATGACGGAAACACCGAAATTCGGGTTCGCCTTCCGCAACGCCTCGGGGCTCTTCCAATCGTCCTCGGCGTCGATGGTGTAGACGACGGCAAACAGTTCCTCATCCTGAAGCGTGCGATCAAGAACCTTCCCGGCGCGGAGCCGCATGTCATAGCAGGGGCCGCCAAGGTTGAAGCCCGCCGTGGTGATGACGATGATCAAAGGCTGGCGGCGTGCGCCCATGCCGGTGATCATGGTGTCGTACAAGCGCGGGCTGTCGTGCTCGTGGTATTCGTCAACGATGGCGCAGTGCGGCGACGCGCCGTCGCCGGGATTCCCAATCAACGGAGCAAACTTAGAGGCAGATCCAATGATGTTTATGTTCTTTGCGAGCACCTCCACGCCGTAATGCTCCGTGAAGTTCTCGGCACGCTCAGCCATGATCCGCGCGGGGCCGAACACTTCCCACGCCTGTTTTTCCGTAGTGGCGCCGGAGTAGACTTCCGCCCCCGCTTCCCCATCCTCCACGAACATATAGAGGCCGACCGGGGCCACAAAGCAGGACTTCCCGTTCTTGCGCGGGATTTCCATATAGGCTTCCCGGAATCTCCGCAGCCCGTCCTTGGCGCGTTTCCAGCCGAACAGCGTGGAGAGGATGAACTTCTGCCACGGCTCAAGTTTCAGGGTCATGCGCTTGCGCGCCCATTCCCCTTTGACGTGGGGCATCATCTCCTCAAACTTGATCACCCGCTCGGCGGCGGCGCGGTCAAAGAAATACGGAGCGCCGTCAACGCCGTCCCACCTTCCCAGATCGGCGAGCTGGCGCTTGCAGGCGAGGATCACCCACTGGCACGCCAAAATCCGCCCGGCGACAACATCGCGGGCGTACCGAAGCGCGGCTTCAACGTGGGGATATGTCGGTTCCTTTGCCATGATGTTTCCTACAAGGCCGCGAAGCCCTTTTTCTCGCCCGTCTTTTTCTTTGCGCTGACACGGGTACGGCTGCTCGGGGACATGCCGAACTCGGTCAAATACTTGTGCATCAGTTCCAGCGACTTGTTGGCGATACCCACCAGAGGGTTCTGGATGATATTGCCGTTTGAGGTCGTTTCCGTGAGCTTCATGGTGCCGTCGATGTTGCGGAGTTGCTCTTCCGCCTCGACCCACCGTCCATAGGCCTGGCAGTAGGCCGCCAGTGCCGCCCGGTCGATGGTGGACAGGATGCCGAGTTCATACAGTTCGAGCGCCAGCCGTTCCCATTCCTCCCGCGCTTCCGGCGACAGGTGCGGCGGCGCGTCGGGGATTTCCGGGTCCGGGGTTGGCTCATCCGGGTTCATCCGGCATTTCTGCAGCGTCCCGCGAACCATTTTCAAATGTGTCGGCAACGGCTTACGTCCCGCCATATCCCGGTTGACCCCCTCCCCCCATTTTGCACAAACAAAAATCCACCTGCCCTATGCGGTCTTCCGGTGGTAGCACCAAA